TGAGCAGACAAGAGCTTTGCTTCCAAGAATCAAACACCAATGGTTTGAACAACCCCTTCACCGAGAGGTCATCCAGCGGATGTCGGTTGCTTACTACGGAAACGAGGTAATTGATTATATGTCCTTGACCAAAGGGATGAACCACGATGATAGAATAAGAGTGATTTACATTGGGCAGAATGTCAGCAATGTAGCGAATGTGAGCAGTTATATTCCCAAGTTGGAAGCCAAGTACCTTCACAAGGAGTTTGTTTCTCAAATCTCTTCTATTGACTTGACAATTGATTTGAAAGAGTTGCTCACACAAACTCAAAGCATAATTGACAACACCAAGTTCACAACAATCAACGATCCTGTAAGCATCCACAAGTTGAGCGGTGAAGCCGTTGACAACATCACCCAAGCAATTGAGCGAGGCGATAGGATAACAGGTAAGCGAAGCGGATGGATTTCAATTGATAGAATCTTGGGAGGTTGGAACGCTGGTGATTTGGTGGTGATGGCTGCTCGTCCCGGTCAAGGAAAGACGGCACTTGCTTTGTCCTTGATGTATGAGTTTGGGAAGTTGGAAGGTAAGGGTTTGTTTGTGAGTTTAGAGATGTCATCCGAGCAACTTGCAAAACGATATTTATCACTCCTTGCAGACATTCCAAATTGGAAGATACGCAACGCCAACCTGAAGGAGGTGGAGGTCATAACGCTTTGTGACAAGGTGAACAATTCAAAGGTTGAGTTCTTTGTTGATGACGATCCGAACTGCACGATTCAGCAAATCAAATCCAAAGCAAAGATTCACAAAGCAAAGCACGGACTTGAGCTTCTCGTGATTGATTACATCCAGTTAATCAAAGGGACAAAGCAAAACCGAGAGCAAGAGATTGCAGAGATTTCACGCAACTTGAAATTGTTGGCAAAGGAATTGCAAATCACCGTCATCGTTCTTGCCCAATTATCACGCAAATGTGAGGAGAGAGCAGACAAGAGACCGATGTTGAGCGACATTAGGGAGAGCGGGAGCATTGAACAAGATGCGGATGTTGTGATGTTTCCCTTTCGCCCGGCATACTATTCAGGTGAGAAGATGGAAGTTGAGGAGGCGGAGGTCATCATCGCAAAAAATCGTCACGGAGAATGTCACACCATCCCCACAACCTTCACAGGAAGTCGGACAATGTACGAGGAGAAGTTATGAGACACGGTTCTTTGTTTAGCGGAATAGGAGGTTTTGACCTTGCTGCCGAATGGATGGGATGGGAGAATGTATTCCATTGTGAATGGATGGAGTTCCCACGAAAAGTATTGGACTATCACTTTCCAAATGCGGATAGTCACATTGACATATGTAAAACTGATTTCAAAAAATATGAAGGAACAATTGACATTATTTCCGGTGGCTTCCCTTGTCAGCCATTCTCACTCGCAGGAAAACGAAAAGGCACGGATGATGAACGCTACCTGTGGGGCGAAATGCTACGAGCAATTCAAGAAATTAAACCGAGATTCGTCATCGCCGAAAATGTCTTTGGTATCACGAGTATTGATGGCGGATTGGTATTCCAACAAGTGTGCCTTGACTTGGAAAATGAAGGGTACGAAGTACAACCGTTTATTATTCCAGCTTGTGCCAAAAACGCTCCGCACCGAAGAGACCGATGCTGGTTCATTGCTACCAACTCCAACATTGAACAACGAAAACGGGAGAAGGGAGGATTTCAGTCCGAGTTTGTTGATGGTAGCCAAAATGCTACCAACTCCAAGAACTGCGGATGCGGAAGGGGGATGTGTCAACAATGTGCAGATGGAGAACGGGAATTATTTTCGGACAAACAAAGAAGGAGTGAGATGGGGAGTCAAATTGAGGGATGTAGTGGAATCGGGAATGCTACCGACACCAACGGCATCCGATCAATACAGCGGAACACCATTGCTATCGGAGAACTATCCAAGAGAGACGGATTTGAAGCATTATGTCAGTCAACAAATTGGGAAAACTTCCCAACTCAATCCCCGATTTGTGGCGGAGATGATGGGCTTCCCACCGAACTGGACGGAATTACCTTTTCAAAATGGAGAGCAGAATCAATTAAAGGATATGGGAACGCTATAGTCCCACAAATCGCTTATCAACTATTTCAAATTATCAACGACCTATGAACCAATACCAAGTAACACACAACCTAAAGCAAGAGATTCGCAGATTGCGTTTGATGATTCAACAACTGCACACATCACACGCACAAGAGGTCAAGAGATTAAAGAACGAAATACTCCGACCACGCTGCGACATTAACGACATAGAAGCTGACTGGACGGATGCAATGCGAGTGGCTTGTCAAGTTTACGATGTCACACCTGACCAAATCGTTTCTCACAACCGCAAACAACACATCTCCTATGCACGGCACTTGTTTTGCTATTTATGTAGGAAGCATTTGAAGATGACCTTCGCTGGGGTTGGCAACATCCTTCATCGGGATCACTCATCTATCATTAACTCCGTCAATGTTTACACCGACCTAATCCAATATGACCGAATCACAAGTCAACATTATACGAAAGCACTTGCCTTATTGGGTGATTACTTGCAAGAAAGGACTCACGCAGAGCATCTCCATCTACAAGACGGAGGAGGAGTTGTTGAGGTGTAAGAAAAAATACGAAAAAGATGGTTATATTTGTAGTATTGAAAAGAAAATTTGAACAAAGCCGACATCATATTGGAACTATCCAAAGCTGATTGGCTCACCCAAGCAACGAGGAATATCGCCAAAGACCGAGAGTTGGCAAGGGAGTTGTATCAATTCTACTTTTTGACTTTACTTGAGAAACCTGATGAGCAAATTGAGAAAATATACAGGGACGGATACATCCAGTTTTGGTCAATCCGTCTCCTTTATTTGGCTATCAACGGCAACCGGCATCCCTTCGGTAACTCTCGCATATATGACCAATACGATGTCTATGAGCTTGACTTCGCTGAAGAACCTGACCTACTCCTTGAGAGAGAGGAAGAAGAAACAATTGAACTTGAACGAATCAACAAAATAAACCAAGTCACCGAGTCAGCATATTTTTATGAGAAGGAACTATTCAAGATGTGGTGTTCAGGAATGTCTGCAAGGGCAATCCATAGAAAGACCGACATCTCCGTCCGTGAAGTGTTGAGGGTGGTGAAACTAATGAAAGAAAGATGCACACAGAAATAATTGGAATTGCTTGTTTAGCAATCATCATTGTGAACTTTGGAAAACCAGCCGACCTACTTAAACGCTATCTCTACGGAAACGAATACCACAAATGGAAGCGAATGAAACCACTTGATTGTGCTTTCTGCCTATCGTGGTGGTTGGGGTTGTCCTTCTTTTTATACACTTACGGATGGGTGGGGATACTTTACGCATCCATCGCAACGGTGATTGTCGCACTCCTTGAGACCAAACTATGAGCAATATAGAATTTATCTTATCCCTTCAACCACTCTTTGATAAGTGGAAGCAAACCCAAGTGTTCCAACCAACTGGAGAACAAGCAAACAAACTAAACGCAGTCCATCGTGAAATCTTTGGACGCAACTTGCCGAACTGCTCTACCTGTGTGACGGAAGCATTGCACTCACTTTTGATATGGGCAAACCAACAACAAGATGCACTTACCAAAGCACAACTTGCGGATGATGAGCAGAAACCAAAACGGAGAAGAAAAAATGAAAGCAACGATTGAGTTCAATCTCCCTGAAGAACAAGAGGAGTTTGAAGATGCAACAAACGGATGGAAGTGGGGACACGCTATGTGGCAACTGGATCAATTCTTGAGGACAAAGGTCAAGTACGCACCTGATGACGCATCCGAAGAATCCATCAACGCCTATCAAGACGCAAGAGATGCACTCCATCGCATATTGAGTGAAGAGAATTTGGAAATGAGATGAAGAAACACACCTTGACATACTTGAATCACTTCGGATATGACATCAGCGACTTCATCCCTTGCGAGGTGTGTGGAACAACTGCCGTTGACATCCATCATATTGAAGCAAGAGGAATGGGAGGGAGCAAGGAAGCCGACAACATAGAAAATCTCCAAGCATTGTGCCGTGCCTGTCACACCAAGTTCGGGGATCAAAAGCAATTCAAGGAGTTCTTGAAATGCAAACACGCAGAGAAGCTCAAAATGTGAAGCAAATGTGAAAATTATGGCAAACAACGAAAACTTAAAACCATTCAAGCC